TAGTATTACTTACTACCCACCTGCCCCGCCCCTCCTGCCCTTTTTTTTCTTTATAAATTTTTGTTTTTTTTCTTTCACATTTCATTTTCTTCTCATGTCTTCATGCGCCGCTACTCTAAAAAGAGGTCTTACCGATCTGCAAGCAGATCTAGACGTTTTCGTAAAGGAGTTAGAAGAACTCGAGTACGACGTAGAATTAGACGTCGGCGATCTTCAAAAGGTAATTATTTTCGTAGGACGTTTGTTGACGTTGGTTCGATCATTGGTACCCTCGGAGACGACGGCACCTTCTCTCCTTTAACTCCAAATTCTGATGGTACATTTACTATTAATACTCCKGGTACTTTTTCTATTTATGTCAAAACCACAATTCTTGATTCTATTCCTACTGCTTCAAGCTATTTACTAGAATTTGAAGCCTATCGTTTACGTTGGTGTAAGCTTCGAGTTCGTAATGTTACTGCTCAGTATTTAGTTGCTACTAATAGTGGTGATGATGTTACTCCTAAACAAGGTAGTGTTTACTATGTTCCTGATAAGTATCGTATTCCTTCTTTTTCTGCTTCTTCTAATTATATTAAAGATATTCTTCAATATATGCCTAAGTTTGCTCATCAAGGACAGAACTTTTATTGTTTTAATCGTAATCCTAAGTATTTAACTCCTACTATTTCTTCTGATTCTATTGGTGGTAATATTTCTCAGTATAATTCTAATCTTTCTTGTGATTGGATTCGTGCTCAAACTACTTCTGGTACTCAGGGTACTTTTCCTTATTATAATTTAATGTGGATGGTTGTTGATTCTCCTGCTTCTGCTCAAATGCAATTTAGGTTTGAATTAGAAACTAATTGGGAATTTAAAGGTCGTCCTCATGGTTCTTATGCTTAGTTGAGGGTTATAACACTTTAATACTTTATTTAATAGGCCTTGGTTACTAAGCGTAAAGTAGGATCATTGTTTACTTTTACCGGTTACTAGTGGTTTTCAGGGTTAGTGAAAATTTAATAAAAAATACTTTTGTTTATTGATCTGTATAGCTACATAATTAAAATGTTGTCGATTGGTTCGACAGCATCAAATGCCTCTATCTCAGTAATCCTTCTTTCAAAAGCATCCCAATGGGCTATCCAATCTTGTCTCATTCCTTCTATATTATACCATTCTTTCCAATGCAAATTGCTAGTAAAGACAAATGTAGTTGCATTTAGTTTACAGCTACTTCCTTTCTTTTCAACTGTCATTGGATATCGATCGCAAATACGAAGTAACATGCCAACATTGATATCCTTATGGCCATTAAAATCATCAAATATAATTACATCTTCCCCATTGTAATTATCAAACCACTTTCCGTCCGGCTTAAAATAGGCGGTTGGAAATCGTTCGAAAGCTCTTCTAGTCTTTCCAGTTCCTGTCTTTCCCCAATAAATGATGACTTTTGCTTCAATAGTTCCATCTCTTCCTTTTCTGTTAAGCTCAATGAGTTGCTGTATACCTCGTCCAAACTTGATAGTTTCGACGGGGAATTCTGTTGCAATTTCTGCCAAGTTTCCTCCATCTCTAACTCTTTTTGCCACTCTTTCCAAATCTGTTCGTTGTCCTCTACGTACAGATTTGGAAAGAGTGGCAATGCGTGCCATCTTGAACCAAGTCGCAGTACTGCGACTTGGTTCAAGATGGCACGCATTGTCACCCAGCCCATCTTTGACAGTTCGTACTCCTGAACTTCGTTTGCATTCAACATAGCCTTGCCAATGCTCCCTAGAACTGGTAGGACATCTTTCTCTCTGATACGTAATGTAACTGAAAGTTTCCTCGCAAAAATTTGGATGCTCATCTTTAAAGCTCGTAAAACACCAAAATTTCGCTTTTGGCATTCGAATTGTGATTCTTTTTTTTTACTTTTTTTTCTTTTTTTTTTTTTAGTTTTTTTTTTGGCGAATTAATTTTTTCGCGCCGAAAAAAAAGCTTCTTAGGGTGGGTT